CTGAACAGCAACGCAGCCGCAGCGGTGACGCCGAAGGTCACGATCTGGAACGGTGACGCAGGTGACGGCGATTACACCAACGACGCCAACTACACCAACAACGCGCCAGCCGAAGGCAGCACGGTGTACGTGGTCAATTCGTCGCAACCCATCACGGCCAACCTCAACCAGTCTTCGGTGAGCCTGAAGGAGTACCGCATTGGGCCAACGTATCGCGGAAGCGTGGGCACGCCATCGGCACCGCTCAAGATCCAAGCCGAGCGGCTGGTGATTGATACCAAGTCAGCCCAAGTCAATATCCAAGGCCCGTTCCGCGAGATCCACGTGCGGCGAGGCAGCGGCCGCGTCAGAGTCAGCGGTGGCACGGCCAACAAGCTCGAGCGTGTGATTGTCCACGGATACACAAACGAAATCGAGATTGGCCGAGGCCAGTGCAACAAACTAATCGTGGGCCGTGGTCAATCCAATGTCGTGGCTGCAACCAACATCACCAACGACAACCCGCTGGCCCAAGTTGCTGGCTTTGATGAGATCCGGTGCGGCTCCGGCAGCAAGGTGCTGACCAGCTCTGGCGTGAACGAGCTGTACGCGGCTGGCAAGGTCGAGATTGACACCGGCAACATCTTGAATGCTCGATTGACCGAAGAAGCCACGCTGACCACCAAGACCACTGGCCGGATTGATGGGCGCTTGACGATGTACGGCGGTGTCCTGGACATCCGCAACCCAGACACCGGCGACACCTTCACGATTGATGCGGCTGACCTGTATGGCGGCGAGATCAATACACGGCACGGCGAGCAGCGGCCAGCATTCACAACCGATGCCAACATTCTTGGTACGGTGGTCTTCAACCTGAGAAATGGCACGGAGATCGACATTGCATGACCGACATACATGAAGCACTGAAGCCGCTGGCCGTTGAGATTGACAGCCTCACGCCAGACCCATCCAACGCCCGCAAGCACGACAAGCGGAACATCGAAGCCATCAAAGCCAGCCTTGCCCGCTTCGGCCAGACAAAGCCGATCGTGCTGCATGCCAACGGCTCGACGATCATCGCAGGCAACGGCACTTGGTACGCAGCCAAAGAGTTGGGATGGACGCACATCGCAGCAGCCAAGACCAACCTTGACACAGCCGAGGCCGTGGCGTACGGCATCGCAGACAACAAGACGGCTGAATTGGCTGAGTGGGAAGATGACACGCTGCGTGACCTGATGGATGCTTTGCCAGATGATTTGAAGTTGGCGACTGGGTTTGAAGGCAACGAGATCGCAGACATGCTCAGGCTTCCGACAGATCAAGTAGACGAAGATGAAGTTCCGCCAGCACCTGACCAACCAGTAACGCAACCTGGAGACCTGTGGCTGCTTGGTAGTCACCGTTTGATCTGCGGCTCTTCTGCTGATCACACGACTTTGACACGCCTTTTTGATGGTCGCAAAGCAGACATGCTTCTTACAGATCCGCCTTACGGTGTCTCGTACGTTGGCAAAACCAAAGACGCACTGACTATCGAAAACGATGAACTTGACGAAGAGCAACTTGCTGAATTGATGACGAGCGTTTTCAACTTGTGTGATGAGTTCACTCGAGAAGGTGCCTACTGGTATGCGACTGTTCCTCCTGGGCCGCTGTTCTTAGTCTTTGCAGATGATTGGAAACGCAGAGGCATCCTGCGGCAGATGCTGGTCTGGGCAAAAGACACAATGGTCATGGGACGCTCTGAGTATCACTACAAGCATGAGCCGATTCTGTTTGGATGGAAAGAAGGCCAGAGGCACAAGAACAGCGACCGAACAAGGACTTCAGTTTGGGAAGTTGACAGGCCAAAAGTGAATCGTGAGCATCCAACAATGAAGCCAGTGGAACTCTGGTCCAAGGCAATCAAAGACGGTGCCCGTTCTGGTGAGATCATTTTTGATCCATTCCTTGGATCAGGAACCACAATCATCGCTGCTGATCAAATGGGATGCTTGGGATACGGCTGCGAACTAGATCCCAAATATTGTGATGTCATCGTACAAAGATGGGAAACCTTGACGGGTGAGACAGCCGAACGAGTACCGGCGGAGGTAGGCGATGACGAAGCCGCTTGATCTGGATCTTGACCAGTTGCGGAAGTTGGCCGCCATGCAATGCACCTACGAGGAGATTGCTGCGTGGTTCGGCTGCTCAAGGCAGTCGCTCTACAACCGCGAGGAGTACCGTGAGATCATTGAGCGTGAACGGCTCAAGGCTCACGCTTCGATGCGTCGCAGCATGTTTGAATCGGCGCTTAAAGGTGACCGGCAGATGATGATCTGGCTGAGCAAGCAATATCTCGGCATGAAGGAGAAGACCGAGAACACAGGCGACGGCAACATGCAACTGGTGATGAAGATGGTGGAGGCCAAACCGCCAGACCAAGCCGATGAGAGTTGAGAAGGAGATACAACTGCTGCCGCCACAGTTGCGGTTCATGCAATCCAAAGAGCGTGAGGTTCTCTACTCCGGTGCCTTTGGTGCAGGCAAGACCAGAGCGCTTTGCCTCAAGCTCGCCAGCCGTGTGATCGGCCAGCCCGGAGCCCGTGAAGGCTTGGCCCGGAAACACTTGGTGAGCCTCAAATCCACAACGCTTCGCACGCTGCTTGAGGCCGATGGCAACTTGCCGCCTGTTCTGCCGATGGGCACCTATGACCACAACAAATCTGAGCGAACGATCCGCTTGCATGGCGGCGGTGTCATTTACTACTTTGGCTTGGGCGATGCCGAGGACTACCAAAAGATTGGCTCTCTCAACCTGTCTGGCTGTGCTGTGGATGAGGCCGTTGAGCTCAGCGAGCCAGACTGGACCATGCTGCGTGGCCGTATCCGTCTGCAACTCAAAGGCTTGCCAATGCAGCTCTATGGAGCCTGCAATCCGGGCGCGCCCAGCCATCACCTTGCCAAGCGGTTCGGCCTTGCTGGCGGTCATCAGCCTGCAAGCAATTGCATGGCGATCCAGACGAGAAGCCCGGACAACTTCTTTCTGCCGAAGCAGTACATCGAAGACCTGATGAGTCTGGAAGGAGTCGCGTTTGAGCGATACGTTGAAGGCAAATGGCGCGGCGGTGAAGGCTTGGTCTATGACCGCTTCGATCGTTCTGTGCATGTCCGCGAGCGCGATGAGCAGTGGCGCCGTATCGTCGTTGGTCAAGACGAAGGCTATACCAACCCGGCGGCGCTGGTCGCCATCGGAGAAGACGGAGATGGCCGCCTGCATATCCTCGAGGAGTGGTATCGCACCAACCAGTTGGAGGCTGACGTCATTGCGGCGGCCAAGGATCTTGCTGGACGCTATCGAATCGAATCGTTTGTTCTTGACCCATCCGCCGCCAAACTTCGGGCCAGCATGCTGAACGAAGACCTGCCGGTGCGGCCTGCCGACAACGAAGTGTTCAGCGGCATCCAGAAGGTGCAGCAACGTCTACCGCGTGCCGGTGATGGCTTGCCCAGACTGACGGTAGATCCGAAGTGTGAGAACATTATCCGCGAGTTTGAATCGTACGAATGGCTGGGCGGTTCAAGCGGGTTCAAGGATCAACCGAAAAAAGAAAACGACCACGCTCTGGATGCTCTACGGTATGGCGTGGTGTACTTTGACGGCAGCAGAATAGAGCCTCGCGTGCGAGTTGCAGGCGGCGTAGATGCAGGAGCCACGTTTGACGATGACCGTATGTGGAGAAGTCTCTAATGCTTGACCGTTTGCAGCGCGCTCTTGGCATGAAAGCCAAGCAGGACCGGCTCGATTATGTCCGCTCGACGATCAAGCCCGAAGCCACATACGGCACAGGCCGTCAACGCGAAGAGCAAGCGGCCATGCTTCGGCTGCTTTCTGGCTACGTCTATGCCGCTGTGATGATGAATGCTCGCAGCATTGCAGCCCAACCGCTTCGGCTGTATGCGTCGGTCGAAGGCCGTGGTCACAAAGGCTGGGCCTACAAGCCAGCCAGCAAATCGGTGCAGCGGTATCTCAAAGGTGATGGCCGGATGCGGCCAGCCAAGTCAGCCATGCTCAGCGCCAACACCGGCGGCGACGTGGTTGAAATCTATGACCATCCAATCCTGGACCTGCTCAACCGTGTCTCACCGTTCATGGATGGGTACAACTTCTCGGTGCTTCGCAAGACGTTCTTGCAAGTATCCGGCAACGAGTATCTGCACCCGATCATGGGACCAATGGGCTACCCAGTTGAGATCTGGGTGATGCCGTCGCAGCACGTCAAGATCCTGCCGACCCGTGATGAGCGGATGATCGAAGGCTACGAGTACGGCGTGCCACCAAGCCAGACCACGTTTGCACCTGACGAAGTGCTGCACAATCTGATCCCATCTCCCACCGATCCGCTGTACGGCAAAGGCTGGGTCTCTTCTGCTGCACCGGCTGCTGGATTGCTCCAAGCCATGGACGGATACGAGAAGCATCTGTTCGAGAATCAGGCACGACCTGACTGGGGCATCTTCATCAAGGAGCATCTGACCGAGACGCAGTGGAATCGGATGATCAGCTACTTGGATGCCAACCTTCGAGGCAACCGCAACGCTGGCCGACCGTACATCTTTGAAGGCGGATCGGATGCCCGGCCTCTGCAGTTCTCGCCGCGTGACCTGTCGTTTGGTGAAGGCGAAGAGCGTAAGGTTGAGGTGATCGCTGCCGTGTCCGGCGTTCCTGTGACCTTGCTGAAAGCCAACGATCCAAACCTTGCTTCGGCTCAGGTTGGCTTCGCGTCTTACATGCGCGACACCATCCACCCATATCTGGTGGCCGATGCTGAGTTCTTGAACCAGCAACTCCTGCCGCTGTTTGGAAGCATGGCGGATGGCCTGTTCCTGGCATACGACAACCCAGTGCAAGAGGACGAAGAGCG